GTGCAGCGTAAAGCACCAGAAGCAGTTATCCGGCGGGCAGGGACCGCGGTCGGAAAAACAATCTGAATGGACTCGTACCGCGCCAGTAGCGCCGAAAAGTCAGCTTCCTTCTTGAACACGGGATTTGAAGGGAGGCGAAGGAGCGCATTACTGAAAAGCCTGGCGTGCAAGCGCCGGGCTTTTTGGAATGCCAACCGAGGCTCACCTATTGCCTTCACGGTCTTTGACGGTGCAGGGCGATACACCGCTCATCCAACTTAAAGAAAGGGAAACCACCATGCGCCGATATGGACGCGTTGATCAGGATCGAATCGTCGAGTTTTTCGAAACGGACGGCGACATCAGCCAAATGTTTCACCCCAGCATCATCTGGGCGGAAGTGACTAACAATCCAGAGGTTCAACTCGGTTGGGTAGCCACTAAAACCGACGGTGTCTGGACTTTTGCCGAATACGTACCACCGCCGCCGACCGAGCAAGAGCTGATCGCTCAGGCTCAACAGCAAAAATGGCAGTTGCTGAACAATGGCGCCTACTGGCTGCTGCTCAACTCCTTTCAATACAAGGCTGACACCGGCGTGGCCACGCCTGAAGAGCAAGCGCAGTTGCTGGCGCACAAGCAGTACTCGATTGCGGTCAGCGACATCGACAAGCAGCCGGGTTATCCGGCCAATATCGTCTGGCCAACCGCGCCTTATTGATCAGGTCAGCGCATCGTTTGCTCTCGATGCTCCACCTGTTCGGGTCTGTATTACTGAAAAGCCTGGCCTGATCGCCGGGCTTTTTGGAATGCCTACCTGGAATAGACATTGTTTGAATTCAACTCTCATCCATCACCCACTACCAACGGAGGCGTGACATGACAAACGAGCAACAAGCGTTGGCGGACATGCCGGTCTGGCTGGTCATCCTCCTGGCCGTGGTCGGCGGAGTGTCCGGCGAAATGTGGCGTGCGGACAAGGAGGGCGCCCGCGGCTGGTCATTGTTGCGGCGCCTGGCCTTGCGCTCCGGCGCCTGCATGATCTGCGGCGTGTCGGCGATCATGCTGTTGTATGCCGCGGGACTATCCATATGGGCTGCCGGCGCATTCGGCTGCCTGACTGCTATGGCCGGCGCCGACGTGGCCATCGGTCTGTACGAGCGCTGGGCAGCCAAGCGCATCGGCGTCTGTGAAGTGCCGCCGCGAGACTCCTCCGACTGATCAATAATCCATGCGAAGAGAAAACTGACTATGAATGACGAAGATCTGGCCGCGCTTAATAGATTGATCGGAGCACTGCAATTACAGGCTGACAGCCAGGCGGCATTGAATGCCTCCATACGCGTACTCGCTCAGAGTAACCAAGCCTTGGTAGACCTTATCAAGAGTCGGGAGCCGGACCCCAACGCACCGCCTTATCTGGATGGTACGCCCGCACCCTGATTCGTCTGCTTCAAAACGTTGAGGCAATACCAACCGAGTTTCACCCCCAACCCCGCATTTGCGGGTTTTTTGTTCATGGAGAACGCTAGATGTCGATTCTTACCCAAGGTACCCAAATTTTCGCCCTAGTACCGCCGGCCACTGGCACCGGTGCTTACACCGTGCTGGAGATTGAGCACGCTACATCCTTCGATCCGGGCGGCGCTCCGGCAGAGCAGATTGAAGACACCAGTCTCAATGCCGAAGAGCGCACCTATAAAAAAGGGTTGCGTACACCAGGCACCGCGAGCCTGGGCCTCAACGCTGACCCAACTAACGCCAGTCACATTCGTCTGCATCAACTGTCTGAGGCCAATGGCGATACCGGCATCAAATGGGTTGTGGGTTGGTCCGACGGAAAAGGTGTCGCACCTGCAGTGAACAGTAAGGGCGATGATTTTGAGTTGCCGACGACACGCACCTGGTTCACTTTCGACGGTTATGTGTCGGACTTCCCGTTCAACTTTGCACTTAATGCCGTTGTCACCACTACCGTCACTATTCAGCGTACCGGTGGGTCCGCCTGGATCAAGAAAGCCTGAGATCAGCCATGAACCTCAAACAACTGAAAGCCAAGGGCGGCATCGTCGACGGTCAGCCGATCAAAAAAGAAGTGAGTTGGACTCATCTCGATAGTCAATCAGGCAAGGAAGTCACTGACACTTTCACTTTGCACATTCGGCGCCAGTCGTTCGGCGTGATTGAGCGACTGTTTGCCCAAGGTGAAAACGAACAGAGCCGGAACGCGAGTTACATCGCGGCGTCGGTCTCGTTGGGAGCCGAAGGCGCGGAAGCACTTTCCTACGACGACGCCTACAACCTCGAACCTTCGTTAGGGTTTCTGTTGCTCAACGCAGTCAACGAGGTGAATGGCACAGGCGGTAGCGCAGTAAAAAACTGACTGCCGCCGATGAGTTCTGGCACGAACTGGTGCTGAACGGAGTCGGCGGCCGCACGATTGCCGAAGCCAAGGAACGCATGACCTACCAGGAAGCGTTGGCATGGGGTCGATACATTGATAGATATGGATCGCTTCATACCGGTAGGCGGCTGGAGGCGAGTAGCGCAATGGTTGCGCTACAGACCCACCGGCTGGGCGGCGGTTTGGCGGAAATGCTGGACTTCATGCCTCATGAGCAGCGTCAGGGGCTTTCCCTGGAACGAGCGATTCAGGAGTGGCAATAGCCAGAAATTCATATGACCCGTTTCGGCGGGTTTTTTCATAGCCCGGAGAAACGCACATGGCAGTTACTTCCTCTGCAGGTTTGACGCCGAACCTCGACGGCCTTGAACAAGCCTGGACTCAGGCGTCACGTATTACCGAACAAAAACTGCGTCAGATGCAAAAGCAGATCGAGGATGCCGCAAAGAAAATCGGCGTGACGCTGCATGCGTCGGCCAACTCGATTGCGCAAGCGAACATCGCTACCTATGTCGATGTTCAGCAGCAAGCTGCCAAGCAAATCAACTATTCAAACGATTTCGACACGCTGCGCAGTAATGGTGCTCTTGCTGCCGCGCAACTCGGAATGGGGTCACGGGAAAGTGAGCGTGCGAAAGCGTTGAATGACATCGACCAGAAATATGCGTTGGCACGCAAGGCGCTGGACACGCCCACGGCTGGAGGCATCGCACCTCAGGAAGGTGCCGATTACGGCACGTCGCTCGACAAGTTGAAAGCCGAACATGAGCAGATGACTCTTCAGGTTCAAAGCAACTACGAGTCGATGACCGAGGCTCAGGGTAACTGGATCAACGGGGCCACTTCGGCCTGGGATGATTACCTGACCAGCTCCAACAATGTTGCAGCCAAATCCAAGACAGTGTTTACCAATGCGTTCAACACCATGGGCGATGCGGTTTCGACATTTGCGCTGACAGGCAAGTTTTCGTTTTCCGATTTTGCCAAATCGGTGCTTGGAGACATGGCCAAACTGGCGGCTCAGACAGCGATGTCCAAAGGTCTGAGTTCGTTGTTCGGTCTGGTCGGAACGGCGGCGACGTCGCTGTTTGGTGGTGGTAGCGCACCTGGAGTGACGACCGCCAAAGTAGGGGCGGACACCACCATCTTCAACTCGGCTTTATCGCTTGGGTCTGATTTCACATACACCAAATACGCCAAGGGCGGTGCCTTTACAAACGGCGTTGCTACGGGGCCGATCCTGGCGCCGATGGCCATGTTTGGCGAAGCCGGAGCAGAGGCCATCATGCCGCTCAGTCGAGGTTCCGATGGCTCCCTCGGCGTGCAGGTGCAGGGCGGCGCATTGGGCGGTAACAGCAACCATCAAGTAGTCATCCAGCAAACCATCAATGTGGGTGACAGTTCGGGGGGGAGCGTAGCAGGCGACATGAACTCGCAAACCGTCGCCAAGGCCTACGCCGGTGCCGCCAAACAGGGCGCCGCCGAACAGATTGCTCGTGACCTTAAACCGGGTGGGCAAATCTGGTCCGCCATTAACGGCCGCTGACGATCAGCGGCTGCAACCACTCGCGCCCGGAGAAAACATGAGCACGGAAACATTCAGCTGGCTTCCAAAAGTACAGCCTGTCGGCAATGTCGAGTTTCGCCTCAAGTCGGCAAAGTTTGGCGACGGCTATCAACAGGTGGCCGCAGACGGCCTCAACAACAAATCACAATCCTGGCCGCTGACCTTCGTCGGTGACGAGGCGCGGATCAAATCCATTGTGCAGTTTCTTGATCGCCATGCTGGAGCCGCGCCTTTTTACTGGACGGCACCGCTGGGCGAGCCGGCCCTGTATCGCTGCAAAGGTTATCAACCGACTCCGATGGGAGCAGGTCTCTACACGTTGGTAGCCACCTTTGAGCAGGCATTTCACCCGTAAATCGGGGTACGCCTGACGCGAAACCCACCCTGCCTGGTGCAGGGTTTTCTTTGCCCGGAGATTCAAATGTCCATTACTGCAGATATCCAGGCGCTGGAACCGGGCGCCTGGGTCGAGCTGTTTGAACTCGATGCCACCAGCCTCGGCGCCGAGCTATACCGATTCCACGGCTATCCACAGCAAGCCTCGATTTTCTGGCAAGGCCTCGAGTATTCACCCTGGCCCATTCAGGCCGAAGGCTTTGAAATGACCGGGCAGGGCACACAACCGACTCCATCGCTTTCGGTCGGTAACGTCGGTGGTTTCATCACTGCTCTGGTGTTGTATTTCGATGATCTGGTCGGGGCTCGGCTGATCCGCCATCGCACGCTGGGCAAGTATCTCGATGGTCAGCCTGAAGCCGATCCCGAAGAAGAACTGCCGCCAGATGTCTGGTACATCGAGCGCAAGGTCAGTGAAGACAGTGAAGTGGTGAAGTTCGAACTCGCCAGTGCACTGGACTTCAACGGCGTACAACTGCCGCGTCGGCAAATCGTTGCCAACGTCTGCTGGTGGCTCAGTTGTGGTGGTTATCGCGGTCCGTACTGTGGCTACAACGGCGGCCCCGTGGCGGACGCCAATGATGTAATCGTCAGCGACGCGGCCAGGGACAAGTGCGGTGGACGCCTGAGCAGCTGCAAGCTGCGTTTTGGCGAAAACAATCCACTGCCATACGGCTCGTTTCCGGCGGCGGGTCTGATTCGGAGCTGATCATGAACAAGACCACACTGGCCTCTATCGAGCGTCATGCCATCGCGCAGTATCCCGACGAATGCTGCGGTTTGCTGATTCGCGAGGGACGCAGACAACGTTATGTGCCGTGCCGCAATACTGCGACGACGCCCAGTGAACACTTTCGTCTGGCACCACAAGACTACGCAGCGGCCGAGGAGTGCGGCGAGATCCTCGCCGTCGTTCACAGTCATCCGGATTATCCGGCGACGGCCAGCGAGGCAGACCGGGTTTCTTGTGAAGCCTCTGGGTTACCTTGGCACATTCTCGAGGTGCGCAAGGATGATGCAGGGCGGGTTTGCAAGGGTGAACTGGTCACCATCACACCCAGTGGATATCTGGCGCCCTTGATTGGGCGCGCATTCGTCCACGGGGTACATGATTGCCTGAGCATCATTCTTGACTATTACCGACGAGAAATGGGTATCGAACTCGGTGACTATGACCGCGAGGACGGCTGGTGGGACAAAGGCGCAAATCTCTATCTGGAGAACCTGCCCGCCGCGGGTTTTGAACAGGTCAGCCAATTGCAGCAGGGCGATATCGTGCTGATGCAGATTCGTTCCCCGGTGCCCAACCATGCCGCCATTTATCTTGAAGATGGCGTACTCAAGGCTGAGCCTGATCACTTCCCCGCGCCGGGTTCAATCCTGCATCACCTTTATGGGCGAGACAGCCGGCGAGATACCTATGGCGGATATTGGGCAGAAGTGACGGTGAGCTGTTGGCGGCATCAATCGAAAATTTCGCATCACCAGCCCCCTGACTTAATGACTGAAACCTGACTGGAGGTCTTCTCCTGGAGCTGTGAAATGCATCAGCAAAAACTTAGGACTATTCGCCTTTACGGCACCTTGGGTGCCAGTTTTGGTCGCGTTCACCGGCTGGCTGTGAACAACGCCGCGGAAGCCATTCATGCCTTGTGCATTCTGGTTCCGGGGTTCGAGCGCTTTCTGATGGAGTCCCGGGACCGGGGGCTTACGTACTCGATTTTCCTGGGCCGCGACAACATTGGCCAGGACCGGCTCAAAGCGCCGAGTGGCGCAATTGATATTCGTATTGCACCGATGGTTATTGGCAGCAAGCGAGCGGGCTCATTGCAGACGGTTGTCGGTGTCGTACTGATCGCCGCAGCAACATTTTTCACCAGTGGTTTTGCTGGTATTGCCGCTGGTGGTACTTGGGGAGCGGTGGGGTCTGTAGGCATATCCATGGTGATTGGGGGCGTCATGCAGATGCTTTCTCCACAAGCCAAAGGCCTGGGCGCCCAGGACGGCCCTGCCAATCGAGCCAGCTACAGTTTCAACGGCCCCACCAATACCAGTGCTCAAGGCAACCCGGTAGGTCTGCTTTACGGCCAGGCCATTGTCGGCAGCGCAGTTATCAGTGCCGGGATCTACGCGCAGGATCAACTGTAGCGAACGGCTTTTTTACTGCCGGAGAAATCTATGGCAATGCAAACAGATCAACAAAAAATTCAGACGGTCCTGTTATCCGGATCCCTGGCGCGATTGTTTGGGCGCAAGCATCGTGTGACAACTTCCGGCGGGTTGCGGGACGTCATGGGTTACTTCAAGCAGTTCCCCGGTTTCGAAAGGTACATGAACGAAAGCGCTGGCAAAGGGCTTCGGTTTGCCCTGTTCAACGGGCGAGAAAATCTTTCGCAAGATGAACTGGGTAAGCCTACCGGCAAAGAGGTGCTGCGAATTGTGCCGGTCATCGCAGGGTCAAAGCGCGCAGGATCACTTCAAACCATTGTCGGCAGTGTGATGATCGCTGCTGCATTCGTACTGTCGTTTACGCCATTCGCCGGTGCTTCACCTTTTCTGTATCAAATGGGAACCGCGATGGTGATCGGTGGCGTTTTGCAAATGCTGTCCCCCCAAGCGAAAGGCCTGGGGTCTCAGGACAGCCCCGCCCATCGCGCCAGCTACAGCTTCAACGGCCCTGTCAACACCAGCGCCCAAGGTAATCCGGTAGGTCTGTTGTATGGCCAGTTGGTCGTCGGCAGTTCCGTGATCAGCGCAGGTATCTACGCGCAGGATCAACTCTAGCGTTCGATCTTTTATTGACGTCCACCCAACCCGCCCTGTGCGGGTTTTATTTCGCCTGAAGGAAAGCCATGACTGACCTCATTCTCGCTGGCAGCAAAGGTGGCGGCGCCAAGCCGCGCCCCTCCGTGGAGGCGCCAGACAGCCTGCAAAGCACGGCTTACGCTCGTATCCTCGATCTCGTCAGCGAAGGCGAGATTGTCGGTCTGAAAAATGATGCCCGCTCGGTGTTTCTGGATGAAACACCGCTGGCCAACGACGACGGCAGCCTCAACTTCAATGGTGTCACGCTGGATGTTCGTACCGGTAGCCAGGATCAGGCACATATCCCCGGTTTTCCCGCAGTGGAAAACGAGGCGGTCGCAGCGGTCGAACTGCGTAGTGATCAACCGTGGACCAAGGCCTTTACCAACCTGCAACTGTCGGCTGTGCGGATTCGTCTGGCGGTGGCGCGACTGGCGCAGACCAATACCAGCAACGGCGACACTAACGGTTATACAGTCAAATACGCGATCGATCTGGCCACCGATGGCGGTGCCTTCGTCGAAGTGCTGACGTCTGCGTTCAGTGGCAAAACCACCACCAAGTACGAGCGATCGCACCGTATCGATCTGCCTGCGGCCAAAAGTGGCTGGACCGTGCGAGTACGCCGGTTGACCCCCAACTCCACCAGCGGCGCCATTGCCGACACCACCAGTGTCGAATCGAGTACGGAGGTGATCGACGCCAAGTTGCGCTATCCCGGCTCGGCGATCATCGGTTTGCAATTTGATGCCTCGCAGTTCCAGTCGATACCGTCGCGTTCGTTTGAATTGGTCGGACGAATCATTCGGGTGCCCAGCAACTACGAACCGCAGAGCCGCACGTACATTGGCATTTGGGACGGTACGTTCAAATCGGCCTGGACCGACAACCCGGCGTGGATTTACTACGATTTGCTGCTGCATCCGCGTTATGGCCTGGGCCATTTGCTCAATGCCGGTCAGGTCGATAAATGGGAGCTGTACCGCATCGGTCAGTATTGCGACCAGCCTGTCTCCGACGGCAAGGGCGGGACTGAACCGCGCTTCACCTGCAATCTGTATCTGTCGGTGCGTGCCGATGCCCTGAAGGTTTTGCAGGACCTGGCGACCACGTTTCGTGGCATGTCGTATTGGGGGGCGGGTTCGGTCATGGCGGTGGCCGACATGCCGGAAGACCCGGTGTACACCTACTCCAACGGCAACGTCATTGGTGGCAAGTTCGTCTATGGTGGATCGGCGAAAAAGACCCGGTTCACCGTGGCGCTGGTCAGTTGGAATGATCCGACGGACTTCTACCGGCAGAAGGTTCAGTACGTCGATGATGCTGATGGTATCGCTCGCTATGGTGTACAGCAGACGGAGATCACTGCTACCGGTTGCACGTCTCAGGCCCAGGCCCAACGCATTGGTAAGTGGGCACTACTGACCAATCGCCTGGAAACTGAAAGTGTCACTTTCTCGGTCGGTCTGGACGGGACGTTGGCGCGTCCGGGGCAAATTATCCGCGTGGCTGACAACGACCGCGCCGGGCGACGGATTGGTGGACGCCTGCGTGATGCAACACTCGATACGCTGACCCTGGATGCCCACGTGACCGCCGAAGCTGGCGATACTCTCACCTTGGTCATGCCGACCGGCAAAGCCGTGTCACGTGTGATCAAGTCAGTGAGTATCAGTGACGAGGCGCAGCGTGTGGTCCTTACTCAGCCTTTGAGCGAGTTGCCGCCGGCGCAGTCGATGTGGGCCATTGATTCCGTTTCTCTGGCTGCACAGCAATTTCGCGTGTTGTCGATTGCTGAAGACTTCACCGACACTGAAATCAAGTACAGCATCAGTGCAGTCAAACATGTGCCGAGCAAGTACGGCGCAATCGACAACGGCTCCCGCATTGAACGCCCGCCTGTCACGGTCATACCGCCAGGCGTTCAGGCGCCACCGACGTCAGTCACGATCAGTAATAACCACTTCGTCGATCAAGGCAGTGCAATCGGTGTCATGACCATCGAGTGGGCGCGCCCGGCCAACGCCATTGCCTATGAAGTTTACTGGCGCAAGAACGACAGTGAGTGGGTATATGCCGGTCGAACCGGCGGTTCGTCGATGGAGGTACGCGGCATTTATGCCGGGCGTTACGTGGCCAAAGTACGAGCCATCAACGCGCTGGACATCGGTTCGATCTATGCGACTTCGGTGGAAACGCAACTGTCCGGGAAAACCACGCCACCGCCATCGGTGACGTTTCTCAAGGCGGACAGCCTGCTGTTCGGTATCGGCTTGAAATGGGAGTTCCCGGCAGGAGCTGAAGACACGCAGCGAACCGAAATCTGGTACGGGCCGACGGCAAACCTTGAGGCCGCTACCAAACTGGCGGATCTGGCATATCCGCAAAGTGATTACGCGATGCAGAGCCTGTTGGCCGGCACGTCGTTCTTCTTCTGGGCGAGGCTGGTTGATCGCACGGGCAATATCGGGCCTTGGTATCCGACTGGCAATGGTGTGCTGGGTCAAGCCAGTTCAGAGGCAGGACCGATCCTCGACATGCTCGCCGGGAAAATCTCGCAGACCGAACTGGGTAAAGACCTACTCAGTGACATTGAAAAAATCCCCGGACTGCAAAGCCAGATTGATGCCCTGGACGAAAGCTATGAGCCAACGAGGACTTATGCGAAATACGCCGTTGTGCGTCAGGCCGATCAGTTGTATCAGGCCAAGGCCCCAGTCCCCATCAATTCGCCACCACCGAACATCGAGTATTGGGTCGACGTCGGGCAAACAGTCGAGACCGCTACCGGTCTGGTTCAGCAGGTCGGGACCAATACCGCCGATATCAGCAAGATCGACGGCGTAGTAACGGCTCAGGCCGCCGCATTTCAGGCGCTGCGCGCAGCGTCTCGAGACGACAATGGTGAAGGCGAGCTGGCAGATGCGCTCAAGGGTTGGACCAGTACGGCAGCCATCGCCACGGAAAGCAGCGTCAGGGCATCCCAGAACGAGGCAACCGCCCAACGCGTTTCAGCGCTGGAAGTTCAAACTGGCGATAACGCTGCAAATATCCAGTCGCTTGAGAAGGTTGTAACAACCAATAGCTCTGCTATAGCAACGAAGCTCGAACAGTTGAACGCGTCCGTTGGGCAAAACAGTGCTGCCGTTCAGCAAACCTCAAGTGCCATTGCCGATACCAATGGCAAGTTATCGACGATCTGGTCTGTGAAGATGGACACAACGGCGGGCGGCCAAAAATATGCCGCTTCGTTTGGGTTGGGGCTTCAGGCAGATCCTTCAGGTGTTTCGTCACAATTTGTTGTGCGCGCCGATACCTTCATGCTGTTGAACCTGGCTAATGGAAAGCCGGTATCGCCATTCACCGTGAGCGGCGGTCAAACATTTATTAATGACGCTTTTATTCAAAATGGCTCGATTAATATGTTGAAGATTGGCGATAGCTTGCAGTCGAATGATTATGACCCAGGTACATCTGGATGGAGACTGACTAAATCCGGTAGCTTCGAAATCAACAGCAGCGTAGCCGGACAGGGACGCGTCATCATGACCAATAGGTCGCTCCGGGTGTTTGATGCCAATAACGTCAAGCGCGTACAACTTGGAGATCTGAGTGAATGAGCTTTGGAATGGCGGTATTTGATGCCAACGGTGTACAAACTTTGGGTATGGAAGATTTCACCATTGAAAAGCTGGCTCAGATGAACCTGCCAGCTATGCGCAACATGGGCAATGGAATCAGGTCTGATTATATTTTGATGGACGTTCCAAGGTATAACCCGGCAACTTGTTTTGTTGTGATTACACCGCGGGTTTATGCTGGGTATAGTCAACCAGGCTATCCGGATTTGTGGGGATACGTACCTACCTATAAGGACCTTGGAGGGACACAGATCGGTATTTTTACATACGTGAACAGGCGGCGACCTACCGGCTATCACAACAACTACGTTGACGAATGGACCGAGCATACAGTCGAGTGCGTGGTCGAAGTCGTGAGGGTTTTGTAATGGCTGATTACGGACTTTCAGTGACGAATACGTATGGGGCTGTGGTTATCTCCAGCACCTATAAAGTGATGGTGTTTTCCGAGCGCGGTAGTTTCAGAATACAGTCCAGGTATACCGATCGCGAAGGCAGCGGCGCTGTTACGTTCTTGAGACCGATCCTGACACAGGAGGCGCCACAAGTTTTTTTCAGACATGTGAATGGGTTCCATACATCTTTGGGTGTTTACATTACCATGTTGGGAGGACCTGGGAACTGGACGGGTTTTCTGGTGACATCAGCAGTGCGTAACGGGAGTAATTTACAGAACTATTTTATGGAATATGTCATCTGTAAGTTTTCCGACCAGCCCAGTCCGCAACGGTATGGCATGAATATATTTGATGCTCAAGGCCGCATCGTATTCTCTTCCGAAGACAGGGTTGTTCGCTATCACAAGTTTGCCAAGTCATGGTCGCTGGTAGTAGGTGACTATGTAGATACATACAAAAGCAATCTTGCCATCGAGGCGGATGATTTTGTGTGTGTTTCGAGTATTGATCGTGGTGTTACCTGGTTTGCTGATGGTTTTGGTTTTGTAGGTATGAGCTTGCTGGATAACAATGTGCCTGTACTGAATATTACCGCACAACGGGCGGGCGGTGGATACTGGTATTACCAAGGCACAAATGGAACTTGCTTTGGAATCCCGGTGTGCAAGTTTCCATCGTCTAGATATTACAACTAGCAAACTTGAGGAGGTCGGTATGCCATGGAGCAAGACCGGAACAGTAAGCGTCACAAATAATTCCAATTCAGTCATCGGCGTCGGGACATCCTTTATCGTTAATGGACGTGTAGGGGATGCGTTCAGAGGCCCAGATGGCAGTTGGTATGAAGTCACCAACATAGCCAGCGATACGGCCATGTCGATTTCGCCGAACTATCAGGGCGTGACTAACGGAGCGGGCGGGTATGCATTGGCGCCGCTGCAAGGCTACGTAAAAGAGTCAGCTGATACGTTGCGGGCTTTGGTCAACACCTACGGCACTAAGCTTGCGGCATTGGGGGCCACCGCTAACTTCGACGTGCTGCCTGTCTCGAAAGGCGGGACTGGAGGCGTGTCACCGGCCGCAGCTCGCGCTGCTCTGGAACTGGGCGATGCCGCCTCAGCTACCCTGCAAAGCACTCCCAGCGATGCAACTGCCGGGCGCGTCATGCAGGTCGGAGCGTTTGGTATCGGCGGCGACGCCCCGGTCTACAACGGCAACATCGACGACACCGCAACTGTTCCGGCTGGACGCTGTTTTGTCATTAATACCGCAACTGGTGTGAAACCGACGGGATCCTCTTACGGTTTGATGGACACCATCAAGTACGCCGGTCAGCCGGTTCATCAGGCCTGGCACGAGGTCAACGGCATTGTTGGCGGTGGCACTTTACGGACGTGGGAGCGAGATCAATACGGTACGGGCGTTTTCGGACCATGGCGCATGGTTTACCGGCAGAACAACGTTATCGGCGTCGTTTCAGGTGCCGGGGTACCCACCGGAGCAATTATCGAACGGGGGGCCAACGCCAATGGTGAATACACCAAATTCGCTGATGGCACGCTGGTCTGCTGGAAGGTGATTGCCACCAACTCGACGGGCACCTACGCAGTGGGCGCATTGTTCGGCAGTGATGCGTATGCCCCGGGTGCCTATCCCTCAGTCTTCGCATCGATACCCACTGTGACGTCGGCAGCGATTGGCAAGGTTTACGCCGACTGTGTAATGGCCAGTGTCTGGATTCCCCCGTCTATTGCCAACTGGGGCGCCTGGCGCGCTATCGCAACAACGAATGCAGCCTCGGCTGCGCAAATCAACTTGATCGCAATAGGTAGATGGTATTGATGAACATTGTTCTATCTCCGCAGCGCAGAGACGACTCTCTGACACTGCACAAGGCGGGTGCGCTGATTACCGTGAACGGCGAAACCTTCGATTTTTCGCGGTTGTCCGACGGCGACACGTTGCCGCAAAGCGCGATCGACTCCGAATGGTTCGTGGGTGACGTTACCCGCGAGCAGGGACAGCTGACGCTTCATCTGTTGTTGCCGATTCCCGCTCATTACAGCCAGGCGCAAGCCTTTCCCGCGGACCTGATCGATATTCCTGACGGCGACGTGGCGTTGCCACAGCCCTTGCCGAAAAAGGGGGTCGAAGCATGAATATCGACTGGTCGCAATTGATCACCAAAGCCATGAAAGAGGCAGCGGCTGCCGCAGCACGATTGACGGAAGCTCAAGCATTGCTCAAGAGCAGAAACGAGGCCGCTGCAGCGCAGATTGCGCAAATTCAGGATCGGATCGACACCCTCGGTTACGGAATTGATTCAGGGGAGGCGACAACTGAAGATGAGGCAGAGCAGCAAGTACTGCTTGGTAACGTGAAGCAGTGGAAAGCCTACAAGTTCAGCCTGGGTAAAGTGAGTGCACAACCCTCCTGGCCGGCGGCTATCGAGTGGCCTGTCCAGCCGGCTGTTCCGCTGATTGCGGCTGACCCGGGAATACCGGTCGATAGTTTGAAATTAGCTGATCGCCCGCAGCCCTGAGCGTTATCAACGCTCCGTAGTCCCGTATACCGCCGAGTGCGGTTTTTTTTTTTTCGAAAAAAGGACTTAACCATGCCATGGCTTAGAACAGGTACGGTCAATGTCACCAATAATTCGCCCGCGGTTATTGGCGTTAACGTTGATTTCGTGACTAACGTTCGGGTGGGCGACGCCTTCGTCGGACCTGATGGACGACAATATGAAGTGAGCAATATCGCCAGCCCGACGATGTTGTCGATCATCCCGGCTTACCAAGGGACGACGGCCAACGCTGCGGCCTATTCGATCATGCCCGTGCAGGGCTATCCCAAGGCACTGGCCGATGCATTCAACAACCTCAACGTTCAGTACGGCCCGAAGCTGGCAGCACTGGGGGACGCGAGTGCTTTCGATGTCCTGCCGGTGCGAAATGGCGGAACCGGCACAACAGATGTCGCCTCGGCGCGCCTGGCGCTTGGGCTTGGTGCTGTGGCAACGGATACTGTTGTACCGGTAGTACGAGGTGGCACGGGTGGAAACTCCCCGGCAACCGCTCGGGCGGGCCTCGGACTGGGCAGTGCTGCCGTTGCCGCGTTGGTTGGAACGGTCGGTCAGGACAAGGGCGTTCCAACCGGCGCCGTCATTGAACGTGGCGCCAATGCCAATGGTGAGTACGTCAAGTTTGCCGACGGCACGCTGATCTGCACGCTCTACGGTCGAGGTGACATCCCGTTCAACAACCCGTCCAACATGGGCTTCAACTGGACGTATCCAATGCCATTCGCAGCGCCGGGATTTGTGATCGGGAACCTGGTTGGCGTACTCGGTGTGTCAAGACCGGTGACCAGCGTCGGCGCCTACAGCCGGGGGCTCGGCTTCGCCAGCATCTGTGCATTCAGCCTCGGGCAGTTCGCACAGAACGACGAGCAAATGGTCTCTTTTGACTGCTTCGCCATCGGCAGATGGTTCTAACGAAACTCTGACCGACAGCCAACGGCTGAGGCACATCGTTAATCCGGGTTGCGTGCAGGCGCTGACCTGTGACGGCCCCACTCGGTAGCTCTTCATGAAAATGACCCCTCTGGTCACGCAACTGCGTGCTCAGTGCCCAACGCTGGGCAATCGAATCGCAGTGGGCATTGACGTCGCTGCACTGCAAGCCGATGCGACGCTACAACTTCCGTGCGCGAGCATCACAGCACTGGCCGATCTGGCCAGCAACAGCACCGCCCAAAACCTCACCACCCAACCGATCCGCGACCGCTTCGAAATCGTCCTCGTGCTTGACGCCAGCGACGCGACAAAAGCGCTGGATCTGTTGCACGACCTGCGCGCCGAACTGTGGCGCGCACTGGTGGGTTTCAAGCCCGATTCCGACTACAGCGCCATCGTTTACGACGGCGGTGAACTGGTCTCGCTCAACAGCAGCCGCGCGTTTTATCGGCTGCGCTTTTTTGCCGAGTTCCAGCTCGGCCGCAATCTGCCAAGTCAGCCTGCGGAGAGCTGGCATGAACGCGAACTGGACGGTTTGTCGTCCTTTACCGGGGCCACCGTGCGGGTCGATGCGATCGATCCGGCCGACCCCAACCTGCAACGCCCGGGCCCCGATGGGCGCGTGGAAATGACTTTCTCTGGAGACGTAACCCCATGAGCAACCGCATCACTGTGCTGCCGGCCACCGGCCGCGTCGTACCTGACCCGGAGGCCGGCGATCTGCTGCCGCCAGAAGGCCGCGAAGTGCCCGACAGCGCCTGGTGGCGCCGCCGTCTGGCCGACGGCGACATCACTCTCAAAACCGCAACAGCCAAACCAAAGGGAGCCAAATAATGGCGATCGGATTCAGCAACATCCCGGCGGACATTCGTGTACCGCTGTTCTATGCCGAAATGGACAATTCGGCCGCCAACAGCGCGACGTCGGCCATGCGCCGTCTGATCGTTGCGCAGGTCAACGACAACATCGCCCCGACCGAGGTCGGCAAACTGGTGCTGGTTTCCAGCGTGGCGCTGGCAAAAAGCATCGGCGGTCAGGGCTCGATGCTCGCCTCGATGTACGAAACTTTCCGCAAGGCCGACCCGATCGGTGAGATCTGGTGCCTGCCGCTGCACAACGCTGAAGGTGCGATCGCCAAAGGTGTGCTGACCCTGACCGGTGCCGCCACTCAGGCCGGCGTGCTCAACCTGTATGTTGGCGGCGTGCGCGTGCAGGCCACCGTGGTCAACGGTGCTACCGCCGCGCAAGCAGCCACCGCGCTGGCACAGAAAATCAACGCCACCGCCGACCTGCCCGTCAGCGCTGCGGCCGCTGAAGGTGCAGTCACCCTGAGCGCCAAATGGACCGGCGACAGCGGTAACGACATCAGCCTGCAATTCAATCGCCTGGGCAAGAGCAACGGCGAAGAAACCCCGGCCGGCCTGACCACTGCGATCACCGCCATGACCGGCGGTGCCGGCGTGCCGGATCAAGTGGCTGCGGTGGCGGCACTGGGCGACGAGCCGTTCGAGTTCATCGCCTTGCCGTGGTCCGATCTGTCGACGCTCAACACCTGGCAAGCGGTCATGGATGACAGCACCGGTCGCTGGTCGTGGGCCAAGCAACTGTTCGGTCACGTCTACAGCGCCAAGCGCGGCACCGTCGGCACTCTGGTCGCCGCAGGCCAGGCGCGCAATGACCAGCACATGACCATTCAGGCGCTGGAGCCGGGCGTTCCGCAACCGTTCTGGGTACAAGCGGCGGCACTGGCTGCGCGCACCGCGGTGTTCATCTCGGCAGACGCCAGCCGTCCGACGCAAAGCGGCAGCCTGCCGGGTGTCGATCCGGCGCCGGCCAGCGAGCGTTTCACCCTGACCGAGCGGCAGTCGCTGCTCAACTACGGCATCGCCACCGCGTACTACGAAGGCGGTTACGTGCGCATCCAGCGCTCGATCACCACCTACCAGAAAAACG